AACAGAGTCAATAACTACCAAATAATTTTCCTTGAAGTCGCTGCTTTCAACAACATTCATTGGCGGATTGGCACCATTCTGAATTCCCAAAGTCGATTCGTAATTGATCGTCGTAGTCAACTTCATTCCATTGAATGCTAATGTTCCGTAACCAGTATTGACCACTCTCTTGAGTGCTTGATAGTTAACGCTACCAACAACATTACCACCGCTCCAGCCATCCAAGTATAAATTATCAGTCGCCCCACCCGAAACAGCGGAAATAATGCTGTACTGGTTAGAGCCAATCTTGATGTAATCATCTTGCTTGACATTCCATTCATTAACAATCGGACTCGTAACTAATCGTCCAACAAATCTAACATCCACTTGGCCAGCAGTTCCACTTTCAGCTACCATACTACCCGGCGTCAAAAGATCATAATTCAAACCTGTTACAAATCCAGCCGTCCACCCACTAATCATAAGGCTATTGTTTGACTGTACGATGCTGATAGGATAAGTTCCGGCATATATGCCAGCGTTAACCCGAATAGACCACGTGCCGCCATCCACTATCGGATAATCCAACAATATTTCAGTAGCAGTAAACGTTGATTGGTTTTCCTGATAGATGCTCGCCCCGGATTCGGTGAATAGCTGATTCGAAAATCGGAAACCAAATCCAGAACTACTCAATGGAAAATCTGTCAAACCAATAACTTCACCGCCAGCAGCTAAGGAATATTCACCAAGATGTGGCCCTGCTTGGATTTCTAAAAGGTTCGTCGTTCCAATACCCAAATCATCAAAATCATAACCGGGTGCACTCAACATCACTCTTAGGTTAAAACCGTTCCCGTCAGAACCAGTAGCTACCGTTGAAGTGTTAGCTAACATATTCCGTTTTAGTTCATCAGCATCCGACAATCCATCTTCAATAATTCTGTTGAAATCAAATTGTGAAACAATCACATTATCGTAAAGATCACAATGAATCAAACATTCAATTAATTCTTCTGGTGGTGGAATAAGTTCGTCTACCAATCCAACATAGTTAATCGTATGGAGAGGACTATGGAATGGCAAAAAGTCCTTAATGACTTCTTCGGCTTCCTGAATTCGATCATTTGACATTTTCTCAATCAAAACATCCAACGACACTTGACTACTACGGCATCCTGAACAAATATCATAAAAAGACGCATCGATATGGCAAGGTTCTTCCGAGTCACTGGTTGAACCGTTATACTCATCCATATTGTAAATGTTTTCCGAGTACGGAAACTCAGTTCGTCGCTTACCCCAAATAACAGGGTATTGAAAGGCGTGTTTAGCCGGACAAACCACATCAATCAAAGCATCATCTTCGGCAATCAATCTAACATTCCAGTTTTTCACCGGATAAGTTACCGTCATCTCATCTCTATTATCCGACAACGGAAGCGACTGAATATAAGTCTCAATATTTTGGTCTTCGGGTTCGGCAACCTTATACAGTACTTTAACAATATCGCCAACTTCCAACAGATCGCAAATATCCGAATCTAATACCAATGTCGTGTAATACTCATTGCTTGTAGGACAATCATCAGTAGCCGTCGAGTGGTCAACGAATACATAATTGGCCGATGAAACCTCAACGTAATTAGCAGAACTCTGTCGTCTATATGAAACGACAAAATTATAGCTATCTTCCGGCAACTTCGCACGCTTAGCTAATTGTAACGTACAGTCGCCCGTATAAACAATACCTTCTTGCCATGTCGCTTTACTCGCCACTTGCCAATAATGAGTCAGTTTTTTGAATTGAATACCACATTGATCTAATGCTTCACGAAGTCCGCCAATCGTACCTTTTTTCTTGTAAAGTGGAATTGCACGCCGACACTGCCGACGCCACAAAATACTATCATTGGATCTTAACTTCCATCTAAAGAAATTGGCTATATAAGGCAGTAAGGTATCTTTAACAACATTAGCATCTTGTAAATCAATCAGTTGATTGGCCAAATCCTCTAAATCCGTAAATCCTTTAGCTACAGCCGAACTAAATCTAGCCAAGACATCAGGCGTCAAATCTCCTTGCCCCAACTGAAGTTTGAACATCTCTGGCAGATAGCGATCCAAAAGGACTTCGTACTTGCCGGGTTTAGTTAAGTGTCTAGGTGGTGCAGCAGGATGACTATCGGCAGTCAAGAAAAAGTAGAAAGATTTACTGAGGGTGTTGCCAGCAGGTACAGGTGTCCAAGCATAACAAAGGAAATAATCACCTTCACGGGCAAGTTCTGGCGTCCATTGAAGTTGAAAGTGCCCTACTTCCGGCATTCCATCAACGTCGTAAGGAATTCTTTCTATAACGGCATTAGGAGTATCAGAAGATAGCCAAGCGGGATAATCATCGCTGCCATAAACCTTGAAGGGAATGGCATCGCTATAAGTGAACTGCGTATTGCTACCAGCTACGAATTGAGTGATTTGATAGTACTGATCTGTGACGTAATTGCGTTCAACAAAGAAAATAGTGACCCGATCAACCTTATACGGATCAGATTGATTGCCTGATTCGTCGGTTGTATAGAGATCGAACAAAATCGTATCTCTTACTGTCGGGTTTTGGTTATAAGCTATTAGTCCCATATTTTACTCAAATGTCAAAACGATATTAGTCGAATCGGGTCGTATAATTTCATAGTAAGCAGCCGAAACCGTATCGCCCACTTGATCTATATCGGAAGTCGTAAACGTCAAATTGATGCTGCTAATTTCCTTGATGTCAGCTAACGATTGACTGATTTCAACACCCCTCAACGGCTTGCCATATTCCCAATTGTTCAAAGAGAAAAACAAATTAATCCTCTGAATGACTTTCTGACGAATTTCTTCGGAAAATTTTCTGTAAAACTTATTAACATTTAAGTCAATCACAGTATCCACGTACTTCACAACACCATCTTTGATACAAAGATAATCGGAAATCATCTTCTTTTCTTCAAAGTAATTGCCCAATTCTACTTTCATCAAATCGTTTGAAATCATCAAACCATCGGTTCCATCTAAAGACAAGACGTAAAGGTCAATAACGTTACCAGCACAACCACTATTCCTCAATACCGCTGTGGCTTTTCCGATTTGTCCATTGGTTGCTGTCACAAACAATTCCGCTAAAATTTTATAATCCTCACCAGTTACCGCACGATCCTGTACTTTGTTGTAAGCAGGCAATTTCCGTCTAATTTCCTCAATACCATCCCCGTCATAACCGAATTCCCCACGGGTGTAATTCGTAATGGTAATAGGTACCGTTACACCGAAACCCGGAACAATAAAACCAGATTGAACTACAATCGCACCACTGACGATATTACCACGACTTCCGCCTCCAACTCTGTAGGTAATACCAATTTGCGATCCTTGACTTGGAATCGCACCCCCTACACCATCTCCAAATTGAATCGTCACATTATAAGACGAATCAAAAGAAACACGATATTCCTGTCTAGGTTGGCCATCGGTGAAAAAGTCAACCTGCGTCCAACGAGTACCGTCAACATCAACACGCACAGAATCAAAAAGAACAGGCGATTGTAAAGTCACATAAGCCTGATTGGTTTCACCTGTACTGTTAAACTGATCACTGAGAGTTTGACCTTCTAGGCCAATAATAGCAGTATTGGTTAACGAACCTGCAGGAATGATAATATCTTGATCGTATAAAGGATTGTTCAATGGATCAGCAGGAAACAATTCATAATTAATCGTACCATTAGCACTGCCCGTAGACACACTAAACCCCGCAGGAATTACCATGTCGGTAGAAAGCAAAGAATTGATCGTGAAGGAAAATAAAGCCCTAGCTGCCAATGGAGGTGTAGGTTGAAATCCAACTTGATTAGCTATACGAAACGCATTTTCAATTTCTGATACAGTATCAATAAACAGCTCATTAGCAATTTGATCCATTTTGAATGATAGCATATCAGCACAAAACGCCCAACTCTCCAATAACATTACGCCAAGATCAGCTTCAAAAAAGTCCGTAAAATCATTGGGGAACCGTTGCTCAACATACAATGCCAATCTGGTTTTGAGCGAATCAAAATCTTGATTAGTATAATTAACGCTTGGCAGTACAGTTGGTGCCGAAGTGTTCGATTGCGTTAGCGGATTCAGAGAAATACAATTGTCACTCATAAGTTAACTTCCAGATGGCAGAGGAACTTCTAATACTAAATCCTGAAACTCTGCGATATTATCTTCACTTCTAAACTGGATACGAATTGTTAAAATAGCGTCGCTTTGCGCCAAATCATCGTAAGGAGAAAGAATAGCTCTATCCCCACCCACAGTAACCTCAATCTGATCTACAGTTACTCTGGGTTCCCATTGATCAATCGAAGATGCGATCATGTCCTTTGCTCTATCCACTATCAATGCATCATTAGGATCAAAAATCAAATCTTTGAGCGGGGTACCAAAATCTGGCAACATAATCCTCTCGCCCGGACTAGTTAATAACAAAATCAACAAATCTGCTTTGATTTGATCTACACCACTACTTCTTGAAAAGTATCCACCGGCTGATTTCTGTATTGGATAAGAAAATCCACGAAATGTATTAGTCATGTTTTCTTTCTAAGTACGCAATTGCACTTTTGAGAATTTTTACATCATCTTTACAACAAGACAATAAACGATTAC